GTATTTTTGCAGAGGGTGATATATTTATTAAAGGTAATAAAGTAAATATTAAAAACAATCAAGCAGTAAGTATAGTAACCAAACAAATGGTAACAGATTATTCCGATGGAGTAAAAAAAGATATAAGTGACAAGGTAGATGATGTAGATGGTGATACAAAGTTATTACCAGCAAACATTTTACCATTTGCAAGAAGTATGAAACCACATATTGCAAGAATTAACAACGGAGTAATTTCAGCAGCATCAAAAATATTACCACCCGTAGTAGCACCGGGAGTTCCAAACCCATTAAATATCTCAGGTCATCTACTTGACTTAAGTTTTTTAAAGGGTCAATTAAAAGAAGTAAACGACTTTTATACTTTCAAGTGGACAGATAAAAAAGAATGGAAAACAACATCTTTAAATGATGTTACGGAAGCACTTGGGTTGAATGATTTAAAAACTCTTGAAACACCTGAGTGGGATGAATTTTTTGACGATATTGATAAAGCAAAATCTAAAGTAGTAAACATACAAACACAGGTAGCTGCAGTAGCTATAGCAGTCGTAGCATTAAATGCAGCATTTGATGCGATACAACAAGGTGGTGGTTCAACGCAATCAATAATAGAAGCACTTGATGCTTATGAGGCAGACCCAAATAATCCACCATTAGACACAACAGATATCAGAGATATCATTTCAGATGGTGCTGATACTGAAGATGTAAAAAGATATCTTGACTTTGGTGGTTCACCACAAGTTAGAGAATTATTAGTGAGCTCTCAACAGGCAGAACAAGACGCCCAAAAATTGTCTTCAATGGGAATAATTGCAGAACTAATTAAACAGGGTGAAAACATATAATTAAACTATATAGGAGTAGTAAGAGTAATGAAGAAAAATGACTTAATAAAAATAATTGAATTAGTTGTCCGTAAAGAAGTCAAAAAACAGATGACCGAGATATTTATTAACGAAGATAAAGAAATCAAACTATCAGAAACGATTTCTAAACCAAAACCAAAAGTTAAAAAACAAATAACTAAAAAGAAACAATACAGCAAAAATTCAACATTGAATGAAGTATTGAACAACACGAACCCATTAGGACAACAGGCAAAGTCTGATGACTATCCTACATTGGGCGGTGGTGTATTAGGTAGTGACAATATGGCAGAAGTATTGGGTTATGGAAATTTGGGTGGAGTTCAAAATAAAGAACGAGCAAGAGAAATGGCAGCAGTAGATACAATCAAGAAACAAGGTGTTTCAGTAGACCAAGTTCCAGAAGGTGTCCAAGACGCTTTAACTCGTGATTATTCTGGATTGATGAAAGCAATGGATAAAAAGAAAAAGGGTGAAGGCAACTTCAGACCATAGGAATAAAAAGTGACAAGTGTAAGAGAAATAGATAATAATGATGATGTATATGTTGGAGTTGGATTTCCATTAAGTTATGGAGTAAATGGATTTTTTAATAAAACCAAAACTATACTGGAACAAGCTAGGTCTAATGTTAGAAATGTTTTATTAACTGCAAAGGGTGAAAGACCTATGCAACCAGACTTGGGTTCAAATTTAAGAAATATAATATTTGACCAAGTTGGTAATGTTGAAGAATCTATTGAAGAGGAAATACGAGAAGTAATTGGTACACAATTACCTTATATCATTATAAATAATGTGTTTGTTTTACAGGAAAATGCAAGCACGAATATTATAAATGTTCAGCTTGAATTTTCAGTATCATTAGACCCCGAAACATTAGATACTATAACATTTACTTTTAATACAGGAGAATAAGAAATGCCGAGGCAAGTAGACTACGGAACAAATAAAAAATTAGTAAAAAAAGAGGTAAATTATCTCGGTAGAGATTTCCGTGATATAAGACAAAATCTTATAGAATTTGCAAAGAGTTACTTCCCAACAACATACAATGATTTCAATGAAGCATCACCAGGAATGATGTTTGTTGAAATGGCTGCGTATGTAGGTGATGTATTGAATTATTATGTTGATAATCAATTTAGAGAAACATTATTACAATTTGCAGAAGAAAGAAAAAATGTATTAGCAATTGCTCAATCATATGGATATAAACCAAGATTAGCAGCACCTTCAACGGTAGAACTTACGGTTCAAGTTGATGTTCCTGCAAAAGATTTAGGTAGTGGTGTATATAAAGCAGATTTAGATTACGCTGGTATCATAAGTGCAAACTCAACCACAATAACACCAAATGGAACAGAATTTAGTTTATTGGATGATGTTAACTTTAAAGCATCAAGTTCATTAGACCCAATGCAAGTAGAAACATTACAACCAGCAACCGGTAATATTCCAACAAATTATAGATTAACTAAAAAAGTTTTAGCAAAATCTGGAAAAAGAGAAAGTAAAACATTTACATTTACAACTGCTAAAAAGTTTGATAAGGTAGTTTTACCAAACGATAAGGTAACTGAGATTATATCAGTAACTGATAGTGAAAATAATACTTGGTATCAAGTTCCTTTCTTAGCACAAGATACGATATTTGAATCAGAAGAGAATACAACACTCAATGACCCAGCTTTATCAGAACATCAAAATGATTCACCTTACTTATTAAAATTAATTAAAACAGCAAGACGATTTACAACTTATGTTCGTGATGATAATAAAATGGAATTACGATTCGGAAGTGGTATTAGTGCAGACGCAGATGAAGATTTGATACCAAATCCAGATAATGTCGGTTCATCATTAGGAACTGGTATTTCAAGATTAGATGAAAGTTTTGACCCAAGTAATTTCCTAAAGACTGAAACATTTGGATTATCACCAGCCAATACTACATTAACTGTACTTTATAATTATGGTGGTAGTGTTGAGGATAATGTTCCTTCAAACAATATTACAAGTTTTAATAGAAAGACTTATACGAATAGCACATCAGGTTTAGATACTGCTACACAAGATACATCAAATGCAAGTTTGATAGTATTTAATGAATCACCAAGCTCAGGTGGAGCAAGTCAAGAAACATTAATTGAAATAAAAGAAAATGCTGCAGCATATTTTAATGCACAGAATAGAGCAGTAACACGAGCAGACTACATTACGAGAGTTTATTCATTACCACAGAAATATGGTAATATTGCAAAAGCATTTATTGTTCAAGATGAACAATTAGAACAAAATGGACAATTGGAAGTTATTGATGGAGTAGCAAAAAGAATTGGAAACATTTCAACTATTCCTAATCCTATGGCATTAAATATGTATTTATTGGGTCATACAGGAAATAAAAAATTAACTCAAGTAAACAATGCAGTAAAACAAAATTTAAAACTATATCTTTCACAATATAGATTATTAACAGATGCGATTAATCTTAAAGACGCTTATGTTATAAACATTGGTGTTCAGTTTAATATTATAACTCGTAGAGGACACAATAAAAATGATGTATTGTTTAGAGCAATACAACAAGTGAAGAGATTCTTTGCAACGGAAAAGTGGCAAATTAATCAACCGATTATTATAAGTGATTTAGCATATCAGATTTCATTAGTGGACGGAGTAGTTTCAATTGTTCCACCAGAAACAAATAATCCACAAAAGAATTTAATTGTTATTACGAATAAACATTTAACAACAGACAATTATAGTGGTAATGTTTATGATATGGATTCCGCATCAAAAGACGGAGTTGTATATCCATCATTAGACCCAAGTATATTTGAACTGAAATTCCCCGATAGTGATATCGAGGGAAGAGTATTGGGAGATAAATAATGCATTATTTTGAATTTGGAAAACGAGACACAACACTTTATTCAGGTGGAACAACAGCTTCCATCAATACTGGATTAGATGAAATATTAGAAGTTAATAAAGTCGTTCAACAAAATGGTAGTATAGCAAATGTATCAAGAGTATTGATTGACTTTGATTTAGTATATATTTCAGAATCAATCCAAAGTGGTTTAATGCCAACAGGAACAAAATTCTTTTTAAATTTATTTGACGCAACTTCGGAAGAAGTTGAAGCAGAACAAAAACTACACATTTATATGGTAAGTGGTAGTTGGACTGCAGGAACAGGAAAACTTGACCACAATCCAGTAACTTCTGACGGAGCAAGTTATCAATATCGTAATCACGATGCGTTAACGCCTTGGATTACGGGTTCGGTATTGACTGAAGGTGGTACTTGGTTTTCAGCAAGTCTTGATGCTAATCAAGAATATGGTATTAGTTCTTCATTTGACATTACATTTGATAAGAAAGATATTAGAGCAGATGTTACTGATATGGTGAATAATTGGGTTTACTCAAGTTCAGTTTACCCGAACAACGGGTTTATTCTGAAACGAGAGGATAGTGGTTCATATGGAAGCAATCACGCAACAGCAAGTTTCACATTTAATGCAGGACAAGAAGGTGATTCAACTCGATTAGGAAATCTAAAATTCTTTTCAAGAGAAACTCATACAATCTATCCACCAAAATTAGAAGCAGTGTGGGATGACTCAAGTTGGGCAACAGGAAGTTTATCAGCTTTAAGTTCAACAGATTTAGAAAGATTAAAAATATATTTTAAAAATTTAAGACCTGAATACAAAGAAAAATCAAAAGTAAAATTAAGAGTAGTTGGTAGAGAATTGTATCCAACAACTTCTTTTGCAACAACACCAAGTGAATTAGATATAAAGTATTTACCAAGTGCATCTGCTTTTTATTCAGTTCGTGACGCAGAAACAGAGGAAGAGATAATTCCATTTGGAACGGGTTCTAAGATTAGTTGTGATTCAACAAGTAATTTCTTTAACATACAAATGGACGGACTACAAGCAGAGAGAAATTATAGATTTGCTATTAAAGTAATTAGTGGTAGTGATACTACTGATGAACAAATTAATTTCTATGATGATGAATTTGAATTTAGAGTGGTGAGATAAAGTGCCTTACTTACCTTCCGACGCAAGAAAGAAATCAGAATTGTATGATAATATCCTAAGTGGAGATGTCATAGAATATCAAAATGAAATAGAAGACCTAAAAAAGAAAACAAACCTATCGGGTTCAGTAGTTGATGCGAAAGCACCACTAAGGGATTCAATAGGAAGACTACAATCATTTGAGGGTTCAGTTGATGGAGTTGCATTGGAAGAAGACTTTCAACAAGTTCGCTTAGAAAACAAACAACAATTCTTTACGGGAGAACTTGACAATAGCTTTACTTTTTACTTTCAAGACGGACAAAATGATTCAACCACTTCAACAGACACAACAGATACAACAACAGAAGAAATTATTGAGTTCCAAGCAACATTAAGAGATTATTTAATTCAATTCACTAATGAATACTTTTCAGAAGATAATGGACCAGATATCTCAACAGACGGTTTACACGAAAAGATTATACAATTCTTTAAAGAAAATAAAAAAGATAAAAAAAATGTTAACGCTGATGGTTGGGAAGAATTTAGAGTTAATACAAAAAGAAATGTTAGGGGAATAAGTGCTAACAGATTTGGCGAAATAAAAAAAGATTTAAAGGATTTTCGTTATGATGAAATAGTTGAAGACCATTTATACAGAACGCTACAAGGTCAACGAATATGGTTACAATTAGAATTTCCATACATAATAGATAAGAAACTTAATTAAGGGTAACAATGGCTTTAGAATACGGATTTACAGATAAAGAAAAAATAAATTATTACCAACCAGGTAAAGTTTATAGTAGCTTTGGTAAAGATACCACCAACGATTATATTGCGTTGTATGTTTATGATGTACAAGATGTATTACTCGTAACCAGAATTTTATCATTAGACGAAGTGGAAATAACTTCCGATGGTACTTTTGTTGATTTGAATATAGGACAACATTTAAGAAACTTGGGTTTCAGACAAGGTGATTTTAAAGTTACTTATAAATTTTTAAGACGATTAGCAGGTAGACCAAGAAATGTTTTCATCAAAGAAGACGGAACATTATTTAAAGCTGAAGCTGAACGAAAAATAATTAATGGAGAAGTAAGATACTTCCAAAAGACATCAGATGAAGAAAAATCAAATGCAGAACCTATGGAAGTATTTATCAAAGAACAAAAATATATTGTCGGTGAAACA